CAACGGACCAGTCGGAAAGAGGACACTATGAAAGCGATTCGATGGCTGTTAAAATTGATGTTGGTGATGATAACCCTGCCGTTGATCCTTGCTGTATGGCTGGCAAAGTGGTTTGTGGCATTCCTGCATCATTGTTCAGCATGGATTTTCTATCTGCTGGGCAGTGTGCTACTGGCAACGGCGGCCCTTTCGTTCTTGATGCAGCAGTCGCAAGGGGTGGAAGCACTTCAAATGCTGATCAGTGGATTTGTGATTTTTATGATACCACAGGTGGTCGGCAGCGTAGTAGTACTTCTGGAACTGGCGGCAGTAATGCTTCGGCA